AAGCAAAATCAGATGGTTACGACACAAAGATCCTGAAGCAAATCATCGCCATGCGCAAAAAGGACGCCGCCAAGGTTGCTGAAGAGAAGGCGCTCCTTGCGACCTACATGGAAGCGCTGGGAATGCTCGCCGATCTGCCGCTTGGAAAGGCCGCGATGAGAAGCGCTAATGTTAACGGGGGTGATGACGCAGAATTTGAGTGATTATATACACGCCGGGGTTGTGATATCATGACCCCGGCTCAAGGATGCTGATATGACAAAGCCAACAGGAAAGCCGGTCGGAAGGCCGTCTAAATACACCGAAGAACTGGCAGACCTTATCTGCGAGAGGATGATCAACGGTGAGCACATCGTTCAGATCTGCCAAGACGAAGAAATGCCAAGCCGGCCGACTGTTTATAAATGGATGGCGGAAAAGCCAGAATTTCATACACGCATCGCGCGTGCGCGCGAGGGGCTGGCGGATCACGTTGCGTGGCAGATCCTAGACATGGCGAGCAAGTCAACCAGCGAGACGGCAAACGCGGATCGGGTGAAGCTGGCGGCATGGCAGTGGCATGCTGCCCGTCTGTCACCTAAAAAATATAGCGAGAAGGTCATCACAGAACTGAGCGGCCCTGATGGCGCCCCGGTTCAGGTCGAGACGAAGACGATTGATTCGCGCGCCCTGACGCCTGAGCAACGCCAAGCGTTACGCAGCGTCCTGATGGCCGCCAAAGAAAGCGCGCAATGATCGAAATCCATGATCCAGACAATGAGATACCTGAAGAGCAAAAAGCCCGTGTAGCCGAAATGGCTGAAGAGACGCTCGACGTCTTTTACGATACGGCAGAAACGCCAGTCGAAATGCTGCAGGCGCTCGCCGCCGTTACGTCGTGCGTTCTGTCGGAAAACATGGTGTCGAAAGAAAGCGCGATTACATCTCTGCAGATCTTGGTCAACGCGATAATATTTACATTGAACGACGCAGAGCAAGATGGTAACGTCAATTGGAATCAGAAGATAAAACATTGAGATTGATATGGACAAGGATGAAGCGCTGCGCCGGAGACGGGCACGTGAAAAGCGCTGGAGAGAAAACAATCCAGATAAGCTGAAGAAGCAGCGCGAGAATTGGAACAAGGCTCGCCGCGATAAATACGCTGTCATGGCGCAAGATCCAGCCTACATAGAAGCCAAAGCGCAGCGCGAGCAAGAGCGCCGGCGCAAGCTTAAAGAGAATTGGGCAGAGCGCAGAAAGACGCTCGTTCCTAAAAAGCCGAAGACGCCAAAGCAATATATGTCGCCTGAGCAATATGCGGCGTATCTCGAAAAATGCCGGAAGAAGGCTAAACTCAAGCGCGACATCAAGCGCGCGTCGATTACGGAAGAAGAGCGTCAACGCCATTGGGTGCGCTGGCGCGAGAAGATCGTCAAAGCCAATCGCGAACGTGCGCGTCTTGAGCGCTTGAAGCGCGAGCAGGAAGCGCCGCGGGAGAAGAAGCCGCCGGTCGTGCGCGTTAAGCAAGAAAAGCCAAAGGTAGTTCAGCTTGTCAGAAAACCGGGTAGACTGCTGTCGCTTATGGGATGGAGGGGATGGTGAAATTATTTTCTGCGCTTATGGCCGGCATATTTATCGGCGCGTTTATCGCTGTGCTCACGGCTCCAATTGTGCCGCCGAAGAACGACTGCAGCGTCTATCGAGTCGATTCGCGAGCCGTCACGTCATATGTTCTAAAGCCGCCGCCTGCGGAGGTTATTTACAAAGCCTGCCCGCAAGTAACGGAAAAGGTCGAATCTGTTAGTGAGCCGGAAGTAGCTAAAGCGGACGATAGCAAGCCTCGCCGTCATCGGCGTCATAGAGTGCGGAGGTATTGGCGATGACTGACTACACCCACCTAATCGCACGGCTGCGCTTATCACAAACCGGAGGCATTCACTACGAAGCCGCCGACGCATTAGAAGCGCAGGCGAAGCGAATTGCGGAGTTGGAAAGTAAGGTGGCATGTGAAACCGCGTCTAATATCGCCACGGCTAAACTGAATGGTAATCTGCTTGAACGCATCGCGGAACTTGAAAAAGCTTTGGACGCTTTCCACAAAGACCCTGAAAACCCAGATGCTGCTGTTCTGCGTTACAAGGCGATTGCGTCGAAGGCAATCAATGAGCAGGTTGAAATTCGCAAGGAATATGAGGCCCGCATCGCGGAGTTGGAAGCGCGCATCAACTACATCGAAGCGCACGTCGAAGGGCTAGTTCGCACACACTCGCAATTTGCGGCGGCTGCGGAAGGTAGTTGGTCTGGGAAGAAGCAACGGGTTCGCGCCGCAGAAGCATCACAGATTTTGGCATTCATCCGCAAAGAAAAGAGCGCCGCTTTGGAGAAGAAGGATGGATAGACTTTATGGTATCCGGCCAGACTACTGCTTGGCGTTGCGATTGATTGGTTGCCAAGAATTTAGTCGCCGCAATCAAGAGTTTGTTGAAAAGCATTTCAAGGGGATTTTTATGGAGCGTGAAATGGAAGCTGAGATTGAGCGTCTTGAAGCCCGCATCGCGGAACTAAAAGCGGCGCTGAAACCGTTTGCTGACAAGGCGGATAAAGCCGAAGGCCCGTTTGAGCCGCCGTATCCTGTGGACTATTCGTTATGGAGAGCCGCCCGCGCCGCTTATCTGGGAGAGAAGGATGACTGACGAACAATTCAACGCGCTTATGGCGCTTATTGACGCGATGATTGATGACAAAATCATCGGAGACAATCACACCTCTTACCGCAAGATGCTTTTGGAAAAAGACGCAAGGGCGTTGTTCGTTGAAGCCGCCCGCGCCGCTTATATGGGAGAGAAGAAATGAGTGACGACGACTACACCCCGCAGGAAATGGTGGATTGGTTGCGCCAGCCTCAAGATGTGCGGGTATGCCTGTCTCACGGCATAAACATGTGCCGCGTAAATACGTCGCCGCGTGAAATGTTTGCGGCGAAGCAGATTGAGATGTTGATGGAGCGGGTTGTGGAGCTTGAAGCAGCGCTGCTCCCGTTTGCCGCCATAGCGGACGAAAGCACAGCAAAACTTGCTGACAATTATATGTATCCAGACTGCTACCCGATGTCTGCTTTTCGCGCCGCCCGCGCCGCTTACTATGGAGAAAAGGATGGCTAAAATACCAAATTGGAATCGACGTTATAGCAACCCAGCTGCGCTTACGCCTTATGAGCAGAAGATCTGGGAATTGCATCAGCAAGGCAAAGATCCGGCGACTATCGCCAAGGAAATCGGAACGAAGCATGCGAGCACGATCTCGTCCCGCATGATGGTTATCAGAGAGAAGCTGGAGGTCGCCAATGGATGAGAAGTGGTATGAGTTTAACCCGCAGAGCAATATCAACGTATATGAACTGGCGCAGATCCTTCAGACGCTCATGATGATTCGCATCAATGACGATCTGAAGTCCAAGCTGCCGAAATATGCCGACCGGCATTTCCAAGAGGTGAGAGATGACCAAGATCTTCGTTCCTGATTACTGGCCCATGTTCTTAGGGCCGATGCTGCGCCGGTTCGACTACACCGCGGTCGACGACAGCATGCCTCCGATCACTGCCGTCTTCGCATATGACAAGGGCAGCGACAGCATGCTCTATGTTGATTACGACGCGCATCTGACGTGGAAGGATACTTGGTTCTATCAGTATCGCCCCGGCTTCGGCATCGCCGAATGGCGCGACGACTATCCCGGCGGCAAGAAGGTCGTCATGAATCCGCCAATCGGCTGGGGCGAATATGTCGAGATCGGCGGCGACTATATCAATTATCCAAAGATGAGCCCGTTTCAATCGTGGCCGCCGGCAATGGCGAAGGGCGTCCAGATCTGTCATTACGAAGCGCTGCTGGAGCGGTTCCGCGTTCAGACCGGCGTCGTCTATAACGACGTTCTGGTCTTCACCTATCTGCAATCATGGGATGGCAAGCCGGGCGGTGGCGCCCGATATTGGATGGCGAAGGGCGTTGGGCCGATTGCCGTGCAATGGCTGGCGCAGAGCCCGACAGACCCATATACGCGGCCGATCATTGAAACCGCCCGCATGGATGCGGTAGTATCGACAGTTGGAGAATTGATATCATGACGGTGATGGAAGCTTTATTCGACAGCGCGCTGTATCTGGCGTTCTACATTGGCGGCGTCATGACCGCCGTCATCGCGTCATGGATCGACGATATTGCAGACAGAAGGAAGGAAGAGCGTTATGGAGATTGAGCCTGACAAGGTAGAGCCGAACAAGAGAAAGGTTCTTGAGTTCAAGCCGCGCGCCGACATGACGATGGGCGAGTTTGCTCAGATCCTGACGGCAATGACGATTGTGCTCGACGAGCGACTGTCTCAGCGCCTCGACAAGAAGCTGCTGCGGCACTTCGAAGAGAAGGAAATAGAAGTCGGCCAATGACGCTTACACTTGAAGGCATAGACGTTGACGCGCAGCTGATCGATCTTGATCAGGCAGACTGCGAAGAAAGTCTTGCCACGTTCGTAAGGATGGCGTGGCATGTGATTGAGCCGGGATCCGAATATATCCACGGCTGGCACATTGACTTCATTTGCGAGCATCTTGAGGCGATAACATTTGAGACAGAACTTGAGGATGGCGGTTTTTATAATCGCCTTCTCATTAACGTGCCGCCCGGCACAATGAAGTCGCTTCTGACAAACGTCTTCTGGCCCAGCTGGGAATGGGGGCCGCAGAACATGCCGCATTTGCGGTATGTCTGCACGTCGCATTCACAGAACCTCGCCATCCGCGATTCGACAAAGATGCGGCGCCTAATCCAGAGCGACTGGTATCAGGCGCGCTGGGGCAAGCGTGTCAAGCTGACCGGCGACCAGAACGCCAAGACGAAGTTCGAAAACACCGCGACCGGCTTTCGCGAAGCTGTTGCGTTTGAATCAATGACGGGTGTTCGCGGCGACAGGGTCATCATCGACGACCCGCACAGCGTCGACAGCGCGCAGTCTGACGCGATGCGCCAGAGCACAATTGAAACCTTCCTTGAGGCCGTGCCGTCTCGTCTGAACAATCCTTCGAAATCGGCCATCGTCGTCATCATGCAGCGCCTGCATGAGGAAGATGTTTCCGGCGTCATTTTGGATAAGGGGCTGGGCTATGACCATATTATGCTTCCAATGCGCTACGACCCGATGCGCGCCATGCCGACGCTGTTGGGTAATGAAGACCCCCGCAGCAAGGACGGAGAACTTTTATTCCCCAAGCGCTTCCCTGAAGAAGTGGTTGACCGCGACGAGCGCGTCATGGGGCCGTATGCTACGGCGGGTCAATTCCAGCAGGCGCCAGAGCCAAGAGGCGGCGGCGTCATCAAGCGCGAATGGTGGAAGACATGGGACGGCCCATCCTTCCCGCCCTTCGATTACGTCATAGCTTCGCTGGACTGCGCCTATACAACCAAAACCGAAAATGACCCCAGCGCCATGACGATCTGGGGCGTCTGGTCTGGCGGCGATCAGGTCGCGCAGGTCACGCGCGTTCCTAACCGCGAAGGCGACATGATGGCGTCGCTGGAGCGAACTTATACGCAAGAGCATCCGCGCTGCATGCTGATGCATGCATGGCAGGATCGACTAGAGTTGCATGATCTCGTCGAGAAGGTTCGCGATACAATGCAGCGCTATGGCTGCGAGAAGATTTTGATTGAGAATAAGGCCGCGGGGCATAGCGTGGCGCAGGAGTTGCGCCGCGTCTATGGGCACGATGATTTCTACGTTGAACTTGTGGATCCCAAATCTCAGGATAAACTGGCACGACTTTACAGCGTGCAGCATCTGTTTGCGGAAGGGCTGATCTATGCGCCAGATAGATCATGGGCGGATATGGTGATTACACAAGCCGCTCAATTTCCGCGAGCGAAGCATGACGATCTTGTCGATACGATTAGCATGGCGCTGCGGCATCTGCGACAAATCGGGGTGCTTATCCGTAACGAAGAATGGACTTCGGCCCTCGACGAAAGTAGAATGCATACAGGCTCTACGGAGGGCCCGTTGTATCCAGTTTAGCAAGGAAGACCTTATGATACCCGCGAACGCCGTCGTCGACGTTTTAGATCCGCCGCCGGTGCCGGGAGGTCTGGGCCGCTACCGGGTCGAGGTCTGGGGCAAGGAGCCTTACGACTATGCCCGCGTCTATGAAATAAGCGCCGTCGATGCTAATATGGCCGCAGTGGAAGGGCTCCAACGCTTTTCTGATGAAATCACTGCGCTGATTGAGAACAAGGATTCCTGATATGCCGCTTACGCCGGGCTTGTCTCCTTCTATTCGCCAGCAGGAGCCTGCCGGGCTTGGTGAAGCGGAAGACCTTGTCGTCGAGATCCTTGAGGATGGCGAAGACAAGAACGAATACGACGATAAGGGCAACATCCTCCGCATGGTGAACGACGACGGATCTGTCGTCGTCTCCTTGAACGGTGAGCCGGTCGAGCGCGTCAGCGACGCAGAGAAGGCCGCCGATTGGTTTCGCAATCTCGTCGATGAGATCGACACCGCGGAACTTTCAGCCATCTCCGGCGATCTGCTGAAAGGCATTCAGGACGATCTGGACAGCCGGCAGGAATGGATTGAGGACAGGGCGCAGGGCATCAAGCTTCTGGGGCTCAAGGTCGAGATCCCGCAGCTGCAGGGCGCCACAGACGGCGCTCCCGTCGAAGGCATGTCTAAGGTTCGCCATCCGCTTATGCTTGAGGCGGTTCTTCGCTTTCAGGCAAACGCCCGTTCAGAGTTGTTGCCGACCGATGGGCCGGTGAAGGTTCGCATCGATTCGGTCGACTCCAGCGAGCAGCAGGATCTTCTGGCCGACGCTCTTGAAAAGGATCTGAACCATTATCTCACCGCCACCGCCAAGGAATATTATCCTGATACTGACCGGATGCTGTTTATGCTGGGTTTCGGCGGGACAGCGTTCAAAAAAGTCTATTTCTGTCCCTTACGCGGTCGCCCGGTCAGCGAAACGGTGGATGCGGACGACCTCATCGTCAACAACGCCGCCACGACGTTAAGCGACGCCAAGCGCGTCACGCATCGCGTTTACATGCGGCCGTCGACGGTGAAGCGCCTTCAGATCCTTGGCGTCTATCGCGACATCAGCCTGACGACGCCGGATCAAGAAAGCCTTGATGCTGTGCAACGTGAGAAGATGTCGCAGCAAGGCATCGCGATGGAATCGCGCAATGCCGAAGATCGTGATCGTGAGATCTACGAATGTTATTGTGAACTTGATATCCCCGGATTCGAACATCGTCACAAAGGAAAGATTACGGGCCTAGAAATCCCGTATCGGGTTACGATTGATGTTTCGTCACGAGAAGTCCTGTCAATCGTGAGGAACTACGATGAGCCCACTGGAGACGAAGGAAACGAGTTGCCAGAAACTCGAACGAATTTTGTCAAATTTACTTTTGTTCCCGGTATGGGTTTTTACGATATCGGTCTACTTCATATTCTGGGTAATACCACGAATGCGGTGACGGCTGCTTGGCGCGAGATGCTTGACGCCGGCATGTATGCGAACTTCCCCGGCTTCCTCATGGCCGACACGGGAGCCCGCCAAAACACAAACATCTTCCGCGTGCCTCCGGGCGGCGGCGCGCTTGTGAAGACGGGCGGCGTTCCGATTAATCAGGCCATCATGCCGCTGCCGTATAAAGAGCCCGGCGCTCCGATGATGCAGCTTGTGCAGAACGTCGTAGAGACGGGACAGCGCGTTGGCGGAACAGCTGAACTTGCTGTTGGCGAAGGCCGCGCCGATGCGCCTGTCGGCACGACGTTGGCGCTGATTGATCAGGCCACGAAGATCATGAACAGCGTTCATAAGCGCCTTCATGCCGCGCAGGCTGAAGAGTTTCAGCTTCTGGTGCGCTGCTTCCGCGAGCATCCTGAAAGCTTCTACATGAAGTGCCGGCGCCCGTCGCTTGCATGGGATGAGGCGACGTTTATTGCGGCGCTTGATGACTGCGAATTAATCCCGCAGGCGGATCCCAATACGGCCAGCCATACGCAGCGCATCATGAAGGTGATGGCGCTGAAGCAGCTGCAGCAGGGCAACCCGTCGATGTATAACGCGCAGGCGATTGATCTCGCCGCCATGAAGGCGATGGGCTGGAGCAACCCTGAGCAGTTCTTGGCGCCGCCTGAGCAGCAGAACCAAATGCCGCCTGAGATGATCAAGGCGATGGAAGAACTGAAGATCCTGCAGAAGGAAGCCGACGCCAAGGAAGCTGTCGCGCAGGCGTCTATCGCCGACTCGCAGTCTGAAGCGCAGGCTCGCATGATTGATGCGCAGACGCGCCGCATGCTGGCGGAAGCCAAGGTCGAAGAGACGCAGCTGAAGGCACAAGGCCAGCAGGATCCGGCAAAAGAAATGGAAGCGCAAGCCAAAATGATGGACGCGCAAAACCGTCGTGATAAACTAAATCTTGAAGCGCAGCAGTTTGGCGTCGAGTCGGATCACAAGGAAGCCGACCGCCTGATTGATTCGCATCATCGGAACGAAGATCGTCGCAGCCGCGAAGACCAGTTCCTCGCTAATCTTTTGCGCGACATGAATAAGGGCGCCCCGAATGTCTAGGATCATCGACCGCGCTCTCGACATCATTAGCGATCATCTCAAGACGCAGACCTCCGAACTTCCGCCGACGCTGGAAGTGAAGCCCGGCATGGCGAAGGGCGGCCGTCTTTTGGAAGACGATTATCCGACGCACTATATGCCGCATG